ACTCGACTATAGGTTTTACAGACTTAGCCAGAGATTCGACTATAGGTTTTACAGACTTAGCCAGAGATTCGACTACAGGTGTAAAAGACTTAGCCAAAGATTCGACTATAGGTTCTAAAGACTCAGCCATAGGTGTAAAAGACTTAGCCAGAGATTCGACTACAGGTTTTACAGACTTAGCCAATGAATCAGCCATAGGTTCTAAGGATTCGACTATAGGTTTTACAGACTCTACGAAAGGTTTAAATAACTTTAAGAATTCTTTCAATAATTCTTCAAGATGCACATCATGTGTAAAAATGCTATTACCTTTTGTCATTTTATCAAAAGTTTTTTCTTGTATATTAAGAGATTCTTCTAATAATTTTTTCTTTTTCTTTTCAAATTCTATTTGTTCTTCAATTTTTAATAATCTTTTCTTCTCATCAGGTGATAAAGTTCTTGGATCTCTACGGTCTACTAATTCACTTCCTTGTTTTCGTAAATCTGCTAATCTTTTTTCACTCTGTAATAATTTTCCTTCTGCTGTTTGTGCTATATTAGATGTATCAGGAGTTGAAAATATTTTATTTCCTCTATCTGCGGTATCTCCTGCGGTAGCTACGTTTTTCTCCTTTGACAACCATTCATAAGTTTTATATACCCAGCTATCTTTAAACCAATCTTCTATACCATATCTTAATTTTATAAAAGAATCCTTTATAAATATGCCTAAAGCAGTAAGTGGGAACATATAAGTATCTATATCTACACCAAATATTTTTGCTTTCTCTCCTTCTATAAGACCAAGACCACCTACAAGAGATGCTTCAGTAGCAGGAGTATAAATATTAGAAAAGAAATCCACAACATCTCTTACAGATAATATAAAATTACCCCATAAAGTCTTATGTTTTCTATGAATATCCGAACTTTCTTCTCTTCTTTCTTTTTTTCGTTCGTTCTGGTCAGCTAATAAATTATCTCTATGTTTTTTTGCATTTAAATAATCCTTTTTAGCATTATCATACATCTCTTTTCTTACATTATATTCATTTGTACCATATTGACCTAATGCTTCCATTAATTCGAGTATAGCCCTATGGTGAACCATACTATTTTGGTATTTAAATACCTCATCTGTAAGGAGATTGATTTCTTTTTGATGAAATTTAATAATCTTATCTCTTTCAGCTATAGAGGATTCAGCAATTCTTTTTACTTCTCTTGCTATAATTGCTTCATCTTCTATAATTGATGCCTGCGCTTCTCTAATCTGTCTTCTTACCTGTATTCTTTCTTTATAATACCCCTTTTCGTCTTTTATACTTTCATAAACTTCTTTTAACCCTTTCAAATCAATTCTTTTAACTTTTAAACCAGCTTTCATACTATCTATTTCATCTTGTGTGGCTTTTATTTGTTCGTCTGTTAATAATTCAGGTAAATCAAACAAACGTCTAAAAAGTTTGACAGTACCATCAATCCATTTTGCTATTTTTAAACCACCAATCCAACCCAAAAGACCACCCATAGTTGCTCCAAGTATAGCACCAATAATTATACCTGGGGGACCAAAAGATAACCCAAGTACCATACCTACAGCCGCACCTTTAATTCCTTGTTTTAAAGCATTCCAAAGCCCCGACCCTTCACCACCTAAAAACCCACCAAAAGCTGCTGATATTTTATCTGTACTACCCCATTTACCAGCTGACGCTTTAGCCCAAGCTCCAAAAGCATCCGAAACTGCCCAACCAAGACCTGCTATACCTGTAGCAAGAACAGCTGCGATAGCCGCCGGACCTAATTTTCCTAAAAATGCCCAAAAGGAGGATTTTTTACTAACATCTCTATCTTCTTCCTTTTCTTTTCTCTTAAAATAATTATTCATACCACCTAAAAGAGCCGTTTGTTTTTCATCATCCTTATCTAATTTATCAGCACTAACAATTGCTTTAGTCATATCTTTTGGTAAAAATTGACCACCTTTGTATTGCTTGCCTTCTATATCAATACCACCTTTTGGGGCTCTAATCATTTCTATGACTTTTTTATTATCTATTTCAGAATCTTTTAAAACTCTCACACCTTTAAGAATATCAAATAGTAAATTGTTTCTTTTATCATCTACTGATAGTACTGTTTTATTCCCTCCTTTAATACCATCATAAACTTTAGATATAGATGTTTTAAGAGCATATAGTGGTATTAATAAAGGAGATAACAATAGTTTAGGTATTAATTTCAATGATTTATCTCTTACAGCTACATCCCTTTCATTAATACCTAATGCTCTTGAAAGTATACCTCTAATTTCTACTAATCTATTTTCTACTAACTCATTACCCTTAGCAATATTTTTTATAGACCTAGTATAGAACTCTCTCATAGGTTGTACAAATTTGGTAATGAACCCCATTTGTTCTACTTGACTAATTCTCATTAATTCTATATTTTCAGATTGTGAAGTCAACGTATGAAAAATATCTAAAGCAACTTCAAGAATATCAGTTCCGTCTTCTTCCTCCTCTCCCTCACCTCCTCTATCATATAACATGTCCAAAGCTTTGATTGTAATACGTTGAGATTCAGCTTGCATTTTTTGACCTTCAGCCGTCAATTCTTCCATATTAGAAAAGGTTTGTTCTTGAGTTTCAAGTATTTGAGAAACGTTTCCCATCATTCCTTCCATGGTTACATCATGTGTATATATACTTCCTTTTGATAAAGCGGCAGATGTAAACTCATCTTGACTATTAGATATATCTTCTAAAAATTCTTCAGATTTATCTTTTTTCTTTTCTTGTCTTACATCCCACATTTTTTTAAGACCACCACCTAAAGAGGAGGCCATATTTTTACTTAGGTCATATACTTCTGTAAGTCCTGAACCTAATATTTCTCTAGAATGTCCAGAAATAGTACTCATTGCTTGTTTAGAACTATCTTTTATACCTTCCCAACCAGCTTCAGCCATTTCTTTAGTATAGCCAGAGGTTTCTTCAGCCAAATCTTGTTGTACTTTAGCAGTTTCTTCAGCCATTTCTTTAGTATAGCCAGAGGTTTCTTCAGCCAAATCTTGTTGTACTTTAGCAGTTTCTTTAATTGTATCCTGCTGTACTTTAGCAGTTTCTTTAGCTGAATCAACTATAGATGCAAGATCAACATCATTAATTGATACATTATCATTTTTAGAAGTTCTTCCCATTTTTCCCCATAAAAAAAGGTCTCCAAGTTTATATTCTTTCAAATACTCTTGAGACCTTTATAGATCCATTAGATTAACATCATATCTAAGCGAGCTCTATTTATTTTTCGCCGTATTTACTTCTTTCTTCTCTATTTCTTTTCGTTTCCTTTCTTTCCTCTTTTTCTAATTCTTCTGCTAATCTTTCTATTCGTATCAAAACCTTTACGAATTCCTCTTTATAGAATTCAAGTTTTTTATTAAATAGTTTCAACTGTTTCTTTAAATTAGGCTTGAGTGTTCCTTCATCATCCATCTTCATAATTTTCTCAATATTATCAAGACTTTTTTGAGCATTTTTCTTAGCATTTTTATCAGCTAAAACTAAATCTAACATATTCCAACCAGCACCCATAAGTCTTCCTAATCCTTCATCTAATTCCTCATGGTCTGAGAGATAGTCTTCAATCTTATTTTCTATAGTATCCATTATTTTTTACCCTTTTTCTTTTTAAGTTTACCAAGGACTTCATCTTTGGACATCTTATTTGGGCCAGGTTTGAGTTTACCATTCTTATCCACCACTAAGACACCTAAACCTATAAGTTTAGCTACAAATTGTGATTTCTTGGATTCATCTAATACTTCAAATTTTCTTATAAGCATATTAACTTCAAGGTTTTTGTTTAAATATTTTTTTAACTCCATTATTTATGCTCCTTTAGAGACATTATTTGAATTTCATTTGTTCAGCTTCTTCTTTTAATGCTTTAGCTAACATATTAACATAAGCATCACGTTCAAAGTCCGGTAACATTGTGGATTCAGTCAAACTTATGTTAGCTTGACGAGCTAAATGAAACTGTTCTCTAACAATATTTTCTAATGTATTATCTACAATTATTTTAATTAGAAAAAAAAATTCTCAACAGGTATATCAACCTTTTCTTCTCGGTCACAACCTGTACATTTTATAGTATAAGTAAAATCCATACCAAAATCGTTATCTGTAAACCAATCTCTTATTTTTCCGTAAGCATCTGTGGGTATGTTCTCCAAAAGATACTTACGATCTTCTATGGAGGCATCCTTTATTTCACCTTCAGGAACCATAATACTTTGAATGGATGAAGCATGTGTTAATAAAGCCATCTCAGTAATACGTTGAGTTTCTGTGAGTTTTTTTACATTTTTAAGATTTTTAAATGCTTCTCTCTGTCCACCTCTTGTTATGTGAGCCAATTTAACTGACAAATTATCATCAATTTTCACAACCGATTCTATATCTTCTGGAACACCCGTAACTTTTAAATTGGTAAGGTCAATATTCTGAACAGATTGAGAGTTACATTCAGGACAATTGTATTGAAATTGATAATTATCACCTTTGGATTTTCTTCTAATTTCAACTAATAGGAAAAACCTATCTTGTAAGTATAGATTATTAATATTGAAACCCTCTGTTATTATACAAGAGGATATTAATTCATCCAATGCTTGTTCAACCATCATTGGATTAGTTTCATTTTCATAAACCAGTAACCGTTTTAATTGTCCTGTGGTTATTGGTTTAAATTTAACAACTTCTTTACTACCTGGTAATGTAGTGTCAAATTCATATACATTGAGGTAATTCTTAAAATCTAACTTTTTCCCTTCTACAGCAACCTTTTCTTCTTCTGACATATTATTCTCCTTTCACTACAATTTTATTAACTTGAAGAGTTTGTGATTCTATGATATAGGTATCCAAACGTTACATCAAATTGCGCTACATCCATTGCACTATAATCTAATGTAATAGCACTAACACTCTTTGGCCATGCATCAACTAATTCGATATCTAAGATATGCTCGGAACCATCATAGTTTAACATCCATAGATTTTGTGTCATTTCATATTCTACTGGTAATCCATACTTATGACTTCCATCTACATTATGAATTGCTTTAATCCATTCTTCATAGGCAACTCTTACAGCAGCGCCTTGGTCTACATTAAATGTAATAGTCCAATCGGTAAATGTTTGTTTACCCGCTAACTTATAATCAGCACCCTGCCAGTTTACAATAATTTCCTCAGTTGTAGACTCAGGAACATTAGTTGCTCTTACAAGATATTTTGTTTCCGGTGCCGCTGGAACAGTACTTACACCTTCTGGGAATTGTGGTGAGAACATGAATAGATATGAACGTGCACCCCCAATGAAATTACTTTTAAATGTATCTAAATTAAATGGCATTATATTATTCCTCCTTTTACTTTGTTATTTATAAAATTATCCTGATATTAAACCGCTAAATTTTGTTTTTATATCAGCTAAAAAACTACTCAAATCTATCATCACACCAGGAGTAATTACAGGTTTCTTTATTGTATGGTATTGATATGAAAAGGTTAAATCAAATTGTGCAAATTCAGTAGAACTATAATCTAATGCTATAGCACTTATACTTTTAGGCCAAGCATTATATAGTGTTATTTCTAATAAAGGGTTACTAAAACCACCATCACCCTTCAAAATCTTAAATATTTGTGTGGTTTCATAATGGCTTCTGTAAAAATGTTGATTATTTTTATCATCAACTTTATGTATTGCATTCATCCACTCTTCAAGCTCATATCTTATCATTCCATCAGCATCAACATTGAGTGTAATATTCCAATCTTCGAAATTTCTTTTACCACCCATTTTGAAATCTAAACCTTGGTACTCAACAATGATTTCGTCTACATTACTTGAAGGAAAACCGGTTGATCTAACAAGATATCTTCTTTTTTTTAAAGTGTCTGGGGCTATAAGATTTCCTTCAGAATTTTTGATTTCAGGTTCCCATATAAATAGGAACGATTTAGCCCCACCTCTAAATTCATTAACAAAATTGTCTATACTAAATTCTCTTTGTCCGAATAATGACATCTTTATACACCTGGACCTGTTATAGGAATAGGAATAGCATTAATATTAAGTGGTACAATCACATGATAAGAATAGGACATTGTTACATCAAATGATGCTATATCGGGGGTACTATAATCCAATGTTATAGGACCTACAGCTTTAGGCCATGAATCAGTTAAATACACCCCTGTTGTAGAACCACCATTATTATTTAACATTATCAATCCTTGACTTCTTAAATATCCATATTTTAATAAACCCTCAGGCTTACCATAATATTGACCTACAGGTAGTACAGAGTGTATTTCATGCATCCATAATTCAAAAGCATTTCTTATAGATGAACCGGCATCACAATATAAAGTTAAGGTCCAATCAGTAAATGTTCTGGGACCACCGACAGTATACTTCATACCCTGCCAATGTGTGGTCATTTCTTCAACTGTACTTTCAGGCATACTTGCCGTTCTTACAAAATATCTACTATTCCAACCAACCTCTATCATTGTTGGTACCCATATAAAAGTATAGGCACGACCCCCACCTTCAAAAGCACTCTTGAAGGTTTGGAGGTCAAATCCCGTTAACTCTGAAGGAATAAGTGGAATATCAGGTAGAGTAGCCATCTATAAAACCCCTATCTTTTTATAATCCTTCACCTGTGATTCCTACTAATTCTGTAAATGAGGCTCCAGATTTTGTTGCTATGAAATTCAATACGATGAATTCAGCAGCCTTTGTAGATTTCACATATATATCAACCCATAGTTCTTGACGGTCAATACGTTCAGCAGTATTGTTTCTTTCATCACATACAACCATGAAGTCATAAATACCACGTCTTCCTCTTACATCTCTAAGGAAGGGTTCAATCATGTTTATAATGCTAAGCCTTGTGAACTCATCATTAGGTTCAAACAAGAAGTACTTAGCTGCTGTAGAAATAGCCTTCTCCATTACTATGAATAATCTTCTAATATTAATTCTATTGAAAGCTGAAGATTTATCTAACATAGTTTTTTGACCCCAAGCAACCTTACCTTGACCCGCAAATGATACTAATGGATTAATACCATTCTTATAAAGTATATCTCTTTTTCCAAGAGTAGGTGACCATGCTAACCTACGGATATTGGTCAAAACAGCTCTATTGAGACCTGCGGGTGCAAACCATGGATCAGACATATCATCTGTTCTGGCTAAAATACCTGCCATATGTCCTGTTGCTGGAATCCAACGATATTTTGCACCCCATTTATCAAACATTTCAAGCCAGTTACCATAAAGGGCTACATAACTTGAATTCTGATTGAATGTTCCAAGTCTATAATCACGAAGATTAGCAACTTCACTTCCACTTTGATTAATAACATCTGTACTTCTACAATCACAAAGTGCTATACAGTCCTTTCTATCTTCTGCTATATCAACTATTTTTTGTTTAACAGTGAGATTCTTATCAGCATCAATGATTATATTAATATCAATGACTTCTGAATTTTCATATTCTTCATATGCTGTTTGTACTGCTGCATCTTCGAGGTCTGAATCATCATCCCAAGCTGTAAAATCATCCAAGCCACCTGCAAATTGCTCATATGAAACTGTGGCAATATAGATATCATTATTAACAGCATTAGTATTTAATGCTATTCTAATGTACTTAGATTCCCTATTAATAACGTTAGGTGCAAAGATATTTTTACCTTCGTCATCTACTTTATTCTCATCAGCAGAAACATACCATGCTTCCTTTAACGAGTATACTATAGTAGTTTTATTTAACTGGTCTTGCTCTGTTGCTCTTACTAAAACAAGAAATTCTCTCTGTGATTCAATAGGATAATCAACATCATTGACATCACCCCATAATGTTTCACTTAATGTTCCACCTGCTGTTTGATATTGTGAGTATGTTCCACCACCAGCAGATGTTACTAATGAGTATGTCTCTTGATCTATTATAGCTATCTTTGTATAATTACCCCATGTACCTCTGGAGTTAGCAATTATAGATATATCATTTCCAGATGTTGGTAATGCTGAAAAGGGACTTTCATCATGAAATGCATCAGGGTCATCACTTGCGAGGTCAGACATCACGAATGAATTTCCGGTTGTATATGCTGTAAAATCAGAAGTTGGTGTTAACTCTGTACCCAAATCACCATATGTACCTGCAAATCTTGCTGTAGCAGGCATTGCTCTGGTGCACCATAATTTATTTCCGTATTTTAAATAACCCATAGCTGCCATCATATCTATATAAGAATATTGGTCAGGGTCTCCAAAAGCATCAAGAAGTTGCTCAAGGTTTGTAACTAAATGGGTTTTTAATTCCGGCCCCTTCCATGATTTCCTTATTACTAATGCTGCTGTAGATGTAGCAACTGCTGGAATGGTTGTGGTTAAATCAATTTCGTTTGTATCCACTAACGGACTTAGGTAAAATGCCATTATTATATTTCCTCCTTATATTAATTCGTTTTTTATCAAATACATTTAGGATAAAACAAAAATTTTAATCATTCACAATCCATTATATATTTATACTTCTATTTATACTTCTATTTATATTATTTATACTTTTCCTACAATATTATATCAATTTACATAAACCCCTTAATCTATTGTAGAATACTCTCTTAATTCAAATCTATCATAAATAAATGAGACTTGAGCTTCTAAACTTGGCTCCCCCTCTCTATAAGTTAATGATATTTCCCCCAAACTACTAGGCCATACATCAACAAAGAATAAAGAAAATTTTTGCTCTTGGAAATTATTTAGAATTCTCAATGTGGCATCTACAGCATAATTTCTCTGTAGATCTATATATTTATCTCTGTTGTTATTTATAAACATGAACCATTTTAATATAATTTGCCAATTTTTAAACTCAGAATCCACTAAAAAGCTTACATTCCATGGTTCAAAAGTTAATTCACCACTAGCCCTATTGGTTTTGGCTCCTTGCCATCTAGATTCTTCCATATCCATTGTAACACCTGGAAGTACAGTCTCATAAATATTAAGAGTAAATTCCTCATTACCTTTTAATTCTGATTGAACAGGTATTAAAGGAAACACTAATTCAAATGAAAAGGGTGACGCTTTATTTAATTGAGTTGATAAAGCCATTATTAACATACCTCCATTCTTAGCTGTCCATACCCACATCCATCTTTTTGATGTGCTTCCTTATGACAATCAATGCAATAAGTAATGCAATTATCAATATCCGCACTTTCAATAAATTCAATTGATACTGGATAAATGTGGTGGCAATGAAGAGGTCCATCTGAACCACATTTAACACATTGGTATTTATCTCTTTTGAGAACTAATTGCCTTAATTCAGGTTGAACTTCTCTGTTTAATTCCAACCAGCCCAATCTTCCCGCCCTTATAGCATCTTCCTTCATAAGTGTTTCAGGTGTTTTATGATATATAGGACATACTTTTTTACAATTATCAGAACAATAAAGACGACATTCACCTTGTTGTTTACCATTTATTGAATATATCCTTTTTGTAACTTCCTGTAATTTAGGTGTATACCATTTTCCACAATAGGTACACCTTACTTCTAATATATTCTTATCAGTGGGACTTTTCCTAACTTCTTCACACCATTCTATTTGAGGAGCATATGTATCATAAAATGGTAAATTATTAGATCTATAACCACCTTTCCAAGGATATGACTGTTTACTTTTATGCGCTTTGCTTATATTTTGTTTATGTTTTTCTGTAAATTTTTTACCTTTATGTGATTCACTCAATTTCTTTTTATGTTCCTTTGATTGTTTACCTCTTTTTATACCTATTAATTTTTCACTTATTTTTCTTTTATGTTCTTCTGTTAAAACTTTTCCTTTCATTATTAATCCCTCCTAAAATTAATTTTATATGGAGTAAGGTTGGATATTAGGAGTATCCAACCAAGGGAGCAACCCCCTGTCCTCCTTTCCTTCCTTTTAATTCTCAAATATCTCCAATTCCGTCAGTCTTTCATATTCGTCGGTAGAATACCTTTCCCATATGATATCATTATCCACTACAGGAGTTCCCCTTTCTGTAGGCCAGGTAGGTTCTGTAGTATCTGATAGTCCAGGAACTAATATACTTTGAACCTCATATAGATAACCATTTGCTTCGGTTGGTTTTGCTAAATCACCTATATCATAATCAGTGGATGCCACCCAATCATCTTCATCAAAATATGGTGGGACAGCCTTCGTATATAGAGCAGCCATTTCTTTACCACCCCCAGATGTAAAAACTGATTCGGTAAATCTACTACCCCAACTATGTTCATCACCATAGATTTTTTGAATAACCTTTGTAATGAGACCAGTGGTTTTTAATGGTTGGAATAAATAACTATGAACCATGAAATCTAAATTCCATTTAATTACCCTAATATCCTCATCAGCCATTTCCATACTGATATCAGGAGAGCATCCATTAAAAAGAACTTTCAAATCTAAGGTAGCATCTAATTCTGGTATATTTATACGAATGAAGATTGTGGGTGTAAAATAGGGTAATATCTGTTCTAATATTTGATCTACATCCACCATATGTAAGGACCAAATTGTCATTGTAAAACCAAGATTATAGGGTATAGGATTAAGGAATCTACCTAATTCTCCTGTTGAAATGGTTTTGGATTTTACAATATTTCTCATTTTATTGGTTTGACGATCGGATGCATATTCTACAGAGCTAAGTACTACAGACATCATCGGAAGAATTTCGTCATCCTTTCGTTCATGAAGCCAATACCACACTTTTTCCTTCAGACCGAACTTTAATGGTACCTTACGATAACCAGTTACAGTGCCTTCAGAATCATAGCGAGCAATTTGTACATTCTTGAAGACATCCAAAAACTGTACTATGCTTTTCCTGATTGAGTTGTAGTAATAGTATGATCTCATGCTTTCTTTTCCCTTTTCAACTTATATTTTAAATTTGAATAATTACATTTATTTTCATTACAAAACTTTTTTAAATTTCTTATAGTAATCATTTTACTCTATCCTCCTGTATTGAAGTTAGTTTTATGTGGAGTTAGGTTGAATGAATACAGCATCCAACCAAGGGAGCAACCCCCTGTCCTCCTAAATCCTTACTATGACTCAGAAGCCATAAATTGAAGAATCAACGTCCGAATATAAATCGATGTCATTCGATTCATCTTCTATCCACTCATTATCACCATATGCTGTAAGTGGTTGTGATAAAGTGCTATCGATATCATATGAAATATCCATAGCTGATTCTGATTGATCTGATACACGATAAGGTTTCAGTATTAATTCCCACACTAATTTCTTTAGTTGAAATATACTTCCTTCTGCTCCTACATCTACAATTTCATAAGATCTCTCATTCCATAAAGTCTGTATAACATCACCAGGCTTAGGATCGTATCCAGCACTAACATCTCTTGTAAATGTGGACTTGGGAATGAAACCGTATTGGATAACATCAATGGAAACTATCCCGAAAGGGTCAGCCATTGTGGGCTCTTCTGTTACATCGTATACGAGTTTTGTCTTATATGGTCCAAGGTATCCGGTATTAGTTGACTCTCCATAAAGTCTATCCATTTCTATACTTTCATCACGGATAAACCAATTTACCTTAATTCCGGATATATCAGTATATTCAACGATTACAGAATCGTAGAGATCGTGTTCTATATTCCCATCTTGTGGATGGTATAATTCCCATGCTGGACGCTCCAAAATACTCATCTTCTTCTACCTTTTAGTTTTAAAGATTTTTCTTTTCATTTCCTTTGCCCTTTCAACACCATATAATTCTTCATATGTTTTGCCTTTGAGGTCGGGTCTTTTACATCCCTTTTTAGATTTACTCATTTTTTCTTTTGATTCTTCACTGTGTTTAAATCCTTTATGGGCTTTACTCATTTTTTCTTTTGATTCTTCACTGTGTTTTTTACCATAAAATGTGTTATTCTCACCCATTTGATTTTTACTTAATGCTATTCTTTGTTCATATGGACATGGATTCATTATTTGTTTTGATCTTGCTTTTTTTATTTTTCTTTTTGTTTTTTCTGAATGTTTATAACCTCTTATTCCCCTACCACCCATTGTAAGATTATATCCATTTGGTCTAAAAGAATTATACTGTTTAATATAATGAAACTCCATTTCATTCAATTCTTCTTCAGATGAACACTCTTCAATTACTTTCCATTCAAAATTATTCCAACCATATTTTTGTATAGCATTATGAAAATAACAATTATCTTTAGACCATAAATGGTCTGTTTTTCTTCTTTTTAAT